CCACGTTTTTATGCTCAACAGAAAAGCTAACTTTCTAAGATAGAAATCCTCCCGAAATGTTCATTTTTATGCTAAAATAGTACCACTAGCCCCCAAGGCCTTGATATTACTGATTTTTCAAGGGGTCGGAAGTGACTGAATACGGGACTGAATACGACATTTTTATATTACCATGTATTCAAGTAGTTTTTCCACTGTATCGGTCCGCTGTTCTTCCGTTATGTGGGTGTATAAATCTAGCGTGATTTTAATAGTGCTATGTCCTAACCTATCGGAAATATTTTTAGGCTCCACACCAGCGCTAAATAACAATGAAGCGTGTGTATGCCGTAAGCCGTGGGGCGTGATTGGTTTTAGGCCGTGGTCAGTTACAAAGCGTTTGAAGTATGGTATAAAATTGTGAATGTGTACCCAATCGCCCCGCTGGTTTGTAAAAATGAAATTTTCATCACCTTCAAAGCATTTACCATTCTTGAAGTAAATCTTTATTTGGTCCTTTTTCCAATTTTTCAGAATCGCAATAGTAGCGGGATCAATAGAAATTACGCGCTTACTATTTTTTGTTTTAGGAGTTTGAAGACTTTGTTTTTCCTTGATCCGGACCGCTGTTTTATTGACAGTGATTTTTTTACCTTCAAAGTCAATATCAGACCATTTCAGGGCTAGGGCTTCACCTTGGCGTAACCCGGTATAAGCCATTAAATGAACCAACGGAAAGAAATAAGATAGCGTAGCATTTTGCGCTAGTTTTAGAAACTCTTTTAATTCTTCCTTGGTTAAAAAATTCCCCTTCCTTTGAGTTTGCCGGCTTTTCGGTTTTATCACCTTATCAAAAGGATTTGAATTTAGTACATCCATTAAAACAGCGTATTTAAAAATACGGTTAATAACTGAAAGATAGTGATTATATAGGACGTAACTTTTACTTAATTCAATCACTACCTTTTGGCAGTATGTGACTGTAATTTGTTTTAGCTTCAGCCCCTTAAAATGTTCTTCAGTCATTTTTTCAACCTTGGACCGGACATTTTCAAATGTGGTAGGCTTGACCGTGGTTTTGTAATTCTCCAACCACAGGGAAGCTAGTTCTTCAAATGTCGGGTTTGGAATTTGGGAAGCCCCGGCACTTGGAAGGCCGTTTTCTTCAATGTCTAAAAGTAGGTTTCTTTCTGCTTGTTTGGCTTCCTTTTGAGTTCTAAACCCCCGGCGCGTGGTCCTTCTTTCCTTACCGGTCAAAGGATCAACGCCTAAATAGGTTTGGAATAGGTAGCGGATTTCCCCGCTTGTAGTAGTATATTTCTTTATCATTGTCTTTTCCTTTCTTTGCTTGCCCGCATAGTTGAAAAAGTGAAATGAATCTGTTATACTACCCTTGTACATAGTATTTCTTTATCTTTTCCTTTCCAGCTTGCCAAGGCCGGGAAGGTTTTTTTATTTGTATAAAAGTTCGATTAGTTCTATTCCTGAATCTGAAAAGATTCCTGAATCAATTAACTTTTGTTTGCTAACTTCCAAATATTCCGGGTTATCTGACCTTTTAGAAGCTTCTAACTGTTCGGAATAATAACGCTTAATGAAATTACTTTCTTCACCTTCTAAGCCTTTGTACATTTCTTCAACGGATTCAGCGAAAGCCCTAACTTCCTTATTTTCCGGGAAGGCTTCACATAAAGGCGCTAGTTTAGAAAGATTGTCTAAGGTGTGCTTTAATGAATCTGAATAGATTTCAAGATCTGAAGTAGTCATTAATGGAATAGAATACTTCTCTATTTGTTTCATGGCTTCACTTGCCCCGGCAAGCTGATCCGTTTTTATTTTTTCTTTATCAATTATCTTTATATTCCCGTTTGTATCAGCTTTTAAAAACAAGGCTACTAAGGCACAATATAAACCAACAAAGAAAGGTACAGTAGTCCAAAAGAAACACAGGGACAAGAAGCCTTTTTTCTTTTGGCCTGAATAGAAGTATTGCGCCCCAAAAATTCCTAAGAATACAGCTAAAAGAATGTACATTACTTTATTACAAATGTATTCTTTAGTTTCAATTCTATAAAAGCTGTACCCTACCAATTCAGGTTCCGGCGCCGTTCGCTTGGTATTATTACGGCTTCCATTCTTCAATGGTTTTAATGGGTCAACTGTTACCTTGTGATAAACCTTGTTATAAATAGCCTTTTCAGGATTTTTAATATAGCCCATTCCTTTTTTTCCGTATAAAGGATTTACTGATTTTTTTAAAGTTCTATTTATTCTTCCGGTTGTCCTAGCTTTAAAACTCTTTTTAAGGCTGGGTGTTCTAACTCCAATTTTCATTTTAAAAAAACTCCTTTGCCTAAATTAAGGCCCTATATTCTTCCTTGATCATGATTTCATCCGTGACAGTAGTAAGCTGGTAATACTCCATGAATTTCATATAATTAAAATCCGCCTTATTTTCTAATTGAGAAAGGGCGTCTTTCAATAAATGATGAATCATGTTTCTATTCGCTTCATTCTCACAGCGTACCCTTGCGTTAGTATATTCCGCCGTGGTATGGTCAAGGTGGCCCAATTCGTGAAGTAACACTTTCATTCTTTCCCGCTTGTTTAGCTTATCGGAAATGAAAGCGGTCCGGGTTTTAGGATCATAAAAACCAACTTCATCCGGCAACAGATCGCCGTTGAAAGTGTGTACGGTAATATCATAACCCTTTAAAATTTCTTTTTCAGTCAAGGCGTTATACCTATTCTTCAGTCCCCTTTAGATATGCTTCTATAATGGATTGAATTACTTTCTTCTTTTCTTCAGTTAATTCACGCCCGCCAAACATCATGACATTTTGGGCCATGTCTTCAACATTAAGGGCGGTTTGGCCTGATTGATCATTAGAAGCGATAGTAGGGTTTTCCGTTTTCCCTAGTAAATAATCAACAGACACATCTAAATAGTCCGCAATTTCTTGCAGGCGTTTGGTGCTGACATTTTGACGTTTTAAAGAATACAAAGTATTTCTGCTATAACCCAGCTTTTCTTCTAGCTGATTTAAAGAAAGACCCCGTTTTTTCGATAATTCTTTAATTTTTTCAAACGTGTAAAGCATTGATTTATCAACCTTTCCAAGAGATTGACAAAAATATTTTAAATTATTTTATTAAAAACTATTGACAATTTTAAATAATTGATTTAAAATGATTTTTGTAAGTGATAAGCAACTAAAAAAACAACTAAAAAAACAACTAAAAAATAAAATGATAAAATCAAGTTTTGGCGAACCGGTTTTATTAAATTTGCTAGTGTTTTCTTATGTCTTCATTTTAAATTATCTGTTTAAAAATGTCAACAATAATTTTAAAATATATTTAATTTTTTAGTTGCTTTCTGTTTACAAAAAAAATACAAAAGGAGGAAACATAAATGCCGGATATTGACGTAGGAAGAAAAAAAGTAGTTGCTTTCTTGGAAAAGAACAACATTAAAAAAAGCGATTTGGCTTCAGTGTACGGCCGGGACCGTCAAGAAGTAACTAACATTTTGAACGGTTCAACCCGTGGGCCAAAGGCGAACAAATTTATTCTACAAGTCATTGCTGATTACAACATTGACTAAATAAAAAGAAGCACCCAAAGAATTGAGCGCTTCAGAAATTTTAACTACTTACATTATAACACAAACTAGCTTGCCCGCATAGTTGAGGGGGTGGAAATGGAAAATATAAGTTTACCGCCTTTGTTAAATGATGAAATAGCAAAAATGGCCATTAAAGAGCTTCTTCAATTCGCAAAAGAAGAAGTTAGAAAAGAAATGGAAGCTGAACAGCTCCCAATTAACCAAAAAACTTTATGTAAGAAATTTGGATTTGACCACAGCTATATTAAATATTTAAGACGGAAGGGCCTGAAATACAGAAAACAGGGCCGTGATAATATGTACGACCTAAAGGACGTATACGAAATTTTTGAACAATTAAAGGAGATTGAAAGATGTTAGAACCAAGCCAAACAAGCCAACTTTTAGGAACAGTAATGGCCGGGACATTATTCTTCTGCGCTGGTTTCCTTGCTTCCGTGATTGACCACAGAATAGCAAAGAAACGCGAAAAGAAAGCCCAAAAGATCGCAGAATTACAAGCTTTTTGGGATCAAGAAATAGCTGAACATGATCAAAAAGTTATTGAAGAACATAATAACCAAATGGCGATTTTAAGAAAACAGTCTATTTCTGATAATGATTGGAGCCTAGACAATGTTCTTTAAAAAAGCTAGAAAGATCAAGAAACTTGAAAATATTATTGAGATCCAAGACAGCCGAATACTTGGACAAGGGGACCTTCTACGGGTAACACTTGAAAGAGAAAGAAAGCTAACAAGGATCAAAAATAAACAAGACGTCCTTATAAGAGATCAAAAAGAATTAATTTTGAAATACAAATTAATGATTAAGGGATACCAAGATAAAGAAAGAAATATGAGGTTTTAACTATGCTTTATGAATTAGTAGGGCAGTATTTAGATATCTATAACATGGATATTGATGAAGAAACCAAACTTGACACTATCGAAGCGCTGGGACTGAATGAAGAAATAGAAACCAAGGCGGAAAATTACGCCATGGTGATCCGGAACCTGGAAGCAGAAAACACAGCTTACAAAGCTGAAGAAGAACGCCTTAAAAAGAAACGCGATACCAACACTAAGAAAATAGATTGGTTGAAACGTAACCTTCAGGGCGCTATGGAAGTAACAGGAAAAACCAAGATCAAAGGTAAGCTGTTCACTCTATCGGTCCAAAATTCCAAAGAAAGCGTTATTGTGGATGAAGCAAGCCTACCTAAAAAATATTGGGTGAAAAAGGTGACTGAAGCCCCTGACAAAAAGGGACTATACGACCTTTTGAAAGAAGGTAAAAAAGTGAAGGGCGCGAGCCTTCAAGAAAATCGTAGTTTAAGGATTCGATAAGATGAAGATTTTAAGTATTGATCCTTCTTCAAATAAGGCCAAAGACAGCACTTCAGGGATTGCCTACCTTAATAATGCCCGTTTAATTAATCATTGGGTAGTACCTAAAGGTCTACCAGCTATTAAGCAATGGTTTGATGAAATAGGCTATGAGCTAGCCCCGGATGTGGTAATAATTGAAAAGTTTGAAGCGCGTGACAATGACTTATCTAAAGATAATTCAGTAATGGAAACTATCGCTTACTTTCAGTTATTTTTTCCGGACGCTATTTTACAACGTAACGCCGGGTATCAGTCAGATATACCAAACGAACTATTAAAGGCCCTGAACCTTTGGAAGTTTAGTAAAAGCCATCACCAAGACGTGAGGGCGTCGGTCCGGCTGGGTTTATTTTGGGCCGTAAGAAATGACATTGAAGAAGTTGTTTCAGATATTGGAAAGGCGGTGATAGAAAATAGCGATACAGCTTAAAAAATGGCAAGAAGAAGCCGTCAAGCGTAGCGATAGGCTAACAAACGGTATCTTTTTAGAAGCCCTTGGGGGCCGTGGCAAAACAATTTGCGCCCTTGAAATCTGTAAGCACAAGAAAGCTAAAAAAGTCTTGATCTTAAATAACCGCTTATCCATTCTTGAAGGCTGGAAAGACACGGTTCAAAAGTTTGGTTATTCGGATAATTGCGATTTTGAAATTATAACGGATAGAACTTTACAGAATAGGGTTAAAAAGGGCCTTAAAATCGCTTGTGACGTCTTAATAATAGACGAATGGCAGAATATGAGCAGTGACAAATTAAGGGGCTTATATCGCAAAATAAAGCGTAAATACACTATAGGGTTATCCGCTACCCCAATCCGGAAAAAAGGCTTGAATTTCTACCCGCTTGAAAAAACAATCTTTGGGCGCGCTGATCCAAATAATAAATTTGATTGGCAGAAAACACATGGCCAAATGGTTTACGATCCGTTTTCTTACTCTAAAGAAAAATGGAAAGATTTTAAAAACTATGAAAGCTATGTTAATAATCTCCATAACTTCTTCCGCTGGGAAGAAATCGAAAAGATTGAGCAAGCAACGGAAAACAACGGCTATAAGATCCGATTTTATAAAAACACCTTAAAAGTGGGAAATCCGGAACTTTTAAAGAAGTTCAGAAAGTTGAATCTAGTAACGGTTAATGGAAAGACCGCCATAGCAAAACAATCCTTTGGCCGGGCTACCTTTGAACGTTACTTACAGCAAACCGGGGTAGAAGTTGACTTTCCAAAATTGAAACCAACAAATAAAGATACCCCGCTACTGACCACGCTTGACGGTTTAATAAAGCGAACTCCTGAAGCAATGCTTATAGTCAGCAAGTCCAAACAGATTGTAAACGTGATCCATGAACGACACCCGAAAATAGGAATATGGACCGGGGACCGACAGGAAGGACTAGAAAACAAGGTAGTAGTTGCTACTAGTCAAGTCCTAGGCGTCGGAGTGGATGGCTTACAACATAAGTATAAGACTATTGTAGTGCTGGACCCGGTAAGTGAAGAATCCGGGGAGTATGACGATTATAGGCAATTACTTTGGCGGATCACGGGAAGCAGGCAACAGCATGATGTGAACGTGATAGAGTTTTATTTTAAGGAAGGATGACAGATGAATATTGAAACGATCGTATTCAGTACACTTATTTTCCTAGTAGGTTTTCTGCTAGGAGAACGCGCAACAAAAGAAGAAAAGAAAGATAATGAGGAACAAAACCATGACTAAAGTAACTACTAAATATTATGTATTCCGTGACAAAGAAGAAGGCGAATTTTTGGCTAAATACCAAAGTAAAGGCACACTTGCTTACCATGCAGAATATACGGATGAAATTCACAAGGCTTTAACAATGATTCCGGAAGCTTATGAAGCTCAAAAGAAACAAATGAAATTGCTTGCTAAAACGCTAGGCGCTGAAATCATTGAAGTAAACGCAACTTTTGAACTTACTTACCCTAACGGGGATGAAATCCGTGAAATTGAAAAAGATGATTCAGATAGCCTTGGTGATTTTGGTGAATTTCTAAAACGCCGTTTAGCTGAAGCGATTTTTGGGGAAGGTGAATAAAATGGCCTTTAAACTACCTGAAAACAAACCACAGATCCCCAAAGACACACCCCGGAATTTCTTCTTCTATGGTGAAACCATGTCAGGGAAAAGCTATTTGGCGAATGAGTTCCCGGCGCCTATCGTCCTGAATACAGATGGCAACGCTGAAGCGAATACCGTCCCTTCAATCCAGCTTGTGAATGAAAAGGACGAACAAGGGCGAATTACTAAAAGTGTTATTTCTCAAATTGGTGAAATTCTTTTGGCTTTGCAAACTCAAAAACATACATATCAAACAGTAGTAGTGGACGTGATTGATGATGTAATAGAAATGATCAAAATTGCTGTTTGTGACGAATTAACGCCAGCCGGAAAGCCCCGCTTGAAATCCTTGTCAGAAATTCCCTATGGGAAAGGTTATGACTTTTTCAATCAGGCTATCACTGAAATGGTAATTGACCTGAAGGCCCTTCCTATGAACGTCATTTATATCAGCCGGCAAGTATCCGAATATGATGATAATGGCAACGCTACAAAGGACAAACCAAGCCTAAAGGACAAACCAAGCCTAAAGGACAAGTATGTAAATCTAATTAATGGTAATTCAGATTTGATGATCCACACTGAAAAAGTAGGCAATAACTACAATAGAGAAGTGGAACGCAAACGCAAAAAATACTACATGGATCAGGTTGATGATAAGGCTATCTTGAAGATCTTGTCAACAATCCGCGGGGCCTTGGAACCAGCAAAAGCACCAAGCAAACCGGCACCAGCTAAAAAGGAAGAAGCCAAGGAAGAAAAACCAAAGGCGACTAAACCACAGAAAACAGAAAATATTTCTGAAGATGATCTTTTCTAATTTTTTTAATACAATAATTTTAAACAAATAATTTAAATACAAAAGGAGAATTAAACAATGAGTTTACTAGACATTGCACAATCAATTAAAAAAGAAGGGTTTGACCCTCGCAAAGACAGCGCAAACGGCCCGGCACCAATTCCAGCCGGCGAGTATCAAGCTATTCTTAAATCGGTACAGTTCAACGTAGCAGAAAGCGGATGGGAAAGCCTACAATACCGCTTTGAAATTCGTGGTGGTGATTACGACGGCCGGACTGAATATGTTTCATTCGGTACCTTGGACACTTGGAACGGCAAAGATATTGGCTGGTCAGTACAACGTACAATCAAGTTTTTCCAAAAAGCCTTGGCCTTTGCGGAAGACGCACCCCTTAAAGCTGATTTTGATGATGGTAAGGCCCTTGAAGAAGCTCTTAACCGTAAAGCGGTAGGAACCTACTATACATTGGAAATCATTGAAACAGAAAGCAAAGGTAAAACATACCGCAACTATGATCTTTTTGAAGACCTTGGTGGAACAGAAACAAGTAATGTTGAAATCAATGATGATGATCTACCATTCTAACATTTAGGAGTAAATAGGAATGGCTAGCATGAAGCACTACGCTTTACAATATCAAAAGTTAGGCTTTGCCGTCATTCCTATCAACCCTAAAAATAAAAGGCCCATGATAGAGTTTGCGGACAAGCCAAAAATGACAGCGGAAGAAATAGCGGATTTTTGGGACCAGCACCCCAACGCTAACATAGCCTTAAAAACTACTAACTTTTTCGTAATTGATATTGATAAGCACGGCAAAGAAAACGGGTTTGAATCGCTCAAACGCTGGAAGTATTTAAACCTGATTGAACCGACCTTACAAGCCAAAACCGCAAGCGGTGGGAAGCATTTATTCTACTTCAAAAGGGAAGATAGCCCAATCACTCAAATGATCGGTTTTCTCCCCGGTGTGGATATAAAAGCACATGAAAATAATTATGTTTTGGTAGCACCTTCCGCGACTGAAAAGGGACAGTATGAATGGGACCTAGAAAAGTCTAGTGAAGGCGGGACAATGGTAACACCTTCTAAGGAGCTGATCCAAGCCCTGAAGAAGACCTACCAAGAAACACACGGGTACAGATCGGAAGGCCTGAAGGATCTGAAAGAAAGAAGCCTATACCGGGAGAAAAACCAAACAACGGATTTATTTGAAACTATCGCGGTAGGTTTTGGGGATGAAGGCGGACGCAATGACAAACTAGCTAAGTTTGTAGGCGGTTTACTATTCCGCGCCGTGGATGAAGAACACGTTTTAAAACTTGCAGAAATCGCAAACGGGAATAGTTTAAACCCTTTACCTGATATTGAGGTAAGGCGGACGGTGGAAAGTATGATCAAGAAAGATAGAAGGGGGTGAGAAAGATTGGTAATGTAATAAGCATAGACAAAAACCCTAAATTAGTTTTAACCGCCGGCGGTGACATAAAAAGCACCAGCCCGGCGAATGTGGTGATGTCTTTAAAAGCAGATGAACAGCTAGGGCAATATCTAAGGCGGAATGACTTTTCACAAGAATATGAACTTACGCAAGAAATCCGGTTAGGAAATACCACGTTTCAGGCCGGTGAATTGCCCGCTAGCTTTGTAAGCGTCCTTACAGTCTATTTTGAAAATAATTTAGGGGTTGTTTATTCGCCCAACGCCATGAAAGCCGGCCTTGAAACTTTCTTTTCGGAACGGTCTTACAATCCGGTAATGGAATACATGGAGCGCGTGGCCAAAGAGTGGGACGGCCGGGAACGAATCGGGAAAATGTTTCAGCACTATTTAGGTGCTGAAGACACCCCCTTAATTTCCAAAATAGCGGAAATGTGGCTAGTCGGAGCCGTGGCCAAAGTTTATGAACCCTTTACCAAGTTTGACTACGTTTTAGACTTGGTAGGTGGTCAGGGAGTGGGTAAAACGTCCCTACTTCAGAAAATTGGTGGCCCTTGGTATACCGATGCCGTGACCGACTTCAACAATAAGGATAATTTTGACATTATGTTAAAAAGCCTGATTGTTAATGATGATGAAATGGTAGCAAGTAACCGGATGTCATTCGCTGAAACGAAAGCTTTTATTTCAAAGACTAGCTTACGTTACCGCCGGCCTTATATGTCCAAGACGGAAGAATTTGCCAAAAACTTCATTTTGGCCCGGACCACAAACCAAAGGGAGTACCTGAAAGACAAAACCGGTGAGCGTCGCTTTCTCCCCGTGCTGGTTGATGGTGCTAAACAGAAAAAACACCCTATGGAGATTGAACAAAACACCATAGATCAGATCTGGGGGGAAGCTGTTTCAATCTTCAAAGAAGGTTTTGAATTGAAATTTGACGCGGAAACGGAAGCGGAACTTGAAACGTACCGGGAAACATTCATGTATAGAGATGAAGTTGAAATTCAAGTAATGGATTATCTTGAAATGCCTATTCCCTCACATTGGGAACGTATGCCGGCACAACGTCAACACCAGTACACCGCTTCATGGTTCGATAATTCTTCAGAAGTTGAATTTGGGACGGAAGAACTCAAAAGAGTTTCAACCCGTGAAATTATGTATAACTTGTTTATGAAAAATTCGAATGATCGGAAACTTTCCGCAAAGATCAATTTGATTATTGACCATCTCCCAAATTGGGAGAAAAAGACTTACAGGGTGGGTAAAAAAGTGGTAAAAGGCTTTGTCAAAATTAAATAAAATTTTATGACTTTGTGAAAAAAAGTTACGGTAACAGATCGGTAACTTACGGTAACTTTCGGTAACTTTTAGGGTGGAGATCGGTAACTTTTTGGGAGATCGGTAACTTTACGGTAACTTTGTAAACCCTTGGTATTACTGACTTTATTAATACTAATTATATAAAAGTTACCGTGTTACCGTATTTTATAAAAAAAGTATAAAAATATTTATAAATAATAAGAAAGCCTATTATATCAACGTTTGTAAAAAATAAAATTAAAAAAGTTTTAAAAATACGGTAACACGGTAACCGGGAAAATTTCACAAACTTTTTGAAAGGATAAATATGGAAAAAGAAAAGAGTTTTGAGCAAGTTTTGACCGAACTTGTAGAAAAAGATTTGATTAATGAGCCGGACCATTACAAGGGTAAAAACGGAATGGAAGTGATCGACGTGATCCGAAATTTTGCGCCATGTCCGGAATATGCTGAAGGGTTCTTTTTCGGAAATGTCGTTAAGTATGTTTTACGACATTCTAAAAAGAATGGTTTGGAAGATCTAAAAAAAGCCCAAAAATATTTGGGTTGGTTAATTGAGTATTTGGAGCAAGGGAAGAATGAAACGAGAACTGATTGAAGATACGATTCAGAAATATCAAGATTTACTAGATGATGAAGAACATTTTCAACGGTTGAGAAATTTCTTCCCTAGAACAGCGATCCAGCAACGGAAAGAATGGATCAGAAGAAGAATTAAAACTTTAAAAGAGGATTTAAAAAATGCGGATGAGTAAAAAAGTAAGTGATCTAGTTTTTAGTACAAAGATGTGGTTTATTGCCCGTGGTATCGAACAAGGGGACGTAAATAAGCAAGGTTTGAAACTGATTGAAGAAATGGGGGAGCTGGTTTCAGGCTACCTTAAAAATAAAGAAGACGTTATTAAGGATTCAATCGGTGATGTAGCTGTAGTGGTGATTGGTTATGCCATGATGGCCGGCGTAAGCCCTGAATTTATCTTTTTTGACCGTAAAGAAGATTACCTACCTGATTTCGGTGGGGTTAACGCTTGGATTTGGATGATGGCAGATAGCGCCTTTCAGGCTAAAGTAGCGCAAGACCTAGGAATTGAAAACACTATTAAATACAACCTTTCAAACATTATTCTTTACTTGGATTTGATTTGTAAGGAATTAGGTTATGATTTTGTGGAATGTTTTGGTCTTGCTTATGAAGAAATCAAAGACAGAAAAGGACGCTGGGTTAACGGTAGTTTTGTGAAAGAGCAGGATTTGGAAAATGAATAAACAAGAGTTAATAAAGAAGTATGAGAAAGAATATGAAACGATTTTTGGCTTCCCGGTTATTAGACTTAATCTTATTTTGGAAGATCTGAAACAACTAGACGAACCGCGGAAAGTAAAAATTCCTAAATTTGTCGCAGAATGTATTGAATACGCACAGGCAAGTGATTGGGACCTAGAAGATGTTTTTCAAAGTATAGCTAATGAGCTAGATACTTCTGAAATTTCTGTATGGTTTTACTCTCAAAAAGGTGAGAATATGGATACTTTGGCCAGCGCTTGGCTGTATGGGTATGAAATTGAAAAAGAAAAACGCTATACAGTAAAAATGAAAGGTATGAACCTAGAATGTGAATACCTATATTTTGGAGAATGTTCGCAAACATGGAAATTCAAGGAAGAAAACGCTTATGGGGAATTTAGGAAATGTCACACTGAAAAAGAATTAAAAGAAGCCGGATTTAATTGGGTGTTTAATTGTCCGGGAACTGAAGTAAAGGAAGTGGAAGAATGAATCAAAAATTTAGAGCGTGGGACAAGCGAGATAAAGAAATTTATTTAGTAGATGAAATTAATTGGAATGATGGGAAATTTGATTATATTGGGGACGCTGTTACTTTCTACCGTGGAGCGGATGAAGTGGAACTTATGCTTTCCACGAATACCAAAGACAAAAATAATAAAGAAATCTTTGAAGGGGATGTTCTTCAGATTGATTTTGTAAAAGCTATTGTACGTTTTGGACAGTACCGCTACTATGAAAACGCTGGTAAAGACGTTTTAACAGGTAACGGTTTTTACCTTGAATGTCTGAACGTCATGGATCCGGATTGTATTTCACCTTATGAAACAGATGTATTGGATAAAGCTGAAATTATCGGGAACATTTATGAAAATCCTGAATATGATCAGAATTTTGTAGGGTTCCGAATTGAGGGGGAATAATAATGGCGCTTGTGTATTTGAGAATAGTAGAAGATGACAGGGACGAAATCAGTTATATTATCAATACTAAAAATATTAAAAATATTTCAGTATCGGTGACTAGAGTTTTAGAAAACAATAAAAAAACTGTTTTTGTAGGATACTTTACAGACAATAAACCGTTTAGTTTTAATCAAATTTACTATCAAGGGAACTTTATATACGTCCACACAATGGAACAAATTTACAAGCTTTTATCAAAACTAGACAGCGGGGTAATTCAAGATGGATCTGCATAACTTCTTATGTTTGTTATTTATTCTTGTGTGGGCGCTGGGCCTATCGTGGGCTTGTATCGTGGCCTTCCGGGCTAACAGAAAGGGGAAGGATGAATAAAAAAGAAGGATTTATTTTCTTCCTTGCTTTCCTTGCGATCTTTCAAATTGTAATGCTTAATTGGGAAGTTATCGAACAAAGAAGCAAAATTAAAAGGCTTGAAAACCAGCCTAAAACGATCATTTACAAGGTTGATAATGCCGGGGGTATAATTGACCAAGCTGGGAAAATAAGCGCTAAAAACGTCCTAGAAGGACGCTATACGGTGACTATAAAAGGTTATGGGAATTTCCTAGTTACTAAGGAACAATACGACAGTCTGAAAGTAGGGGATCCGATACCTGATTATCTTAAAATAAGGGGGAATTGAAACAAAATGGAATTAGATGAATTAATTAAAAAATATGAATCTTGGAAGGAACACGCAAGTGATGAAATTGAACTAGCTTACGTTACTCTTTTTCTTGCGGATATTAAGAATCTAAAAAGAAATCATACCGTGGAATTAACTGTAAATCGTGAAGGGGTTCAATTACTATGAGTAATTTTACAGATTTCTTTAAAGAATATGACCGCTTACGTTTTGAATACCGTTCTACGGAAGATTTCTTGACCTTTCTAGGGGTGGAAAATCCGGCTACTTTGGCCTGTAGGCTAAACGCCTATAAAAGGAACAAGCTAGTTCCGCCCCCTTCCGTGCTTCAACTTTTTGAGTTGGTTATAGATCCGGTATTAATTACGAATTGCATGGCTGATTATCTTAACGAAAATGAAACTCAGAATTGTGGTAAGTTTGATGATATGGCTATGAAATACATTGATAAATACCGCAAGGCAGAAACTAAAATAGTGAAAGAAAAAAGAAAAGCAAGGAAAGAAGCTTATAGGGATCTTGTTAAAGAAAAGTGTTTAGTGCTTGGAATTTAACCTTTACGCCCGCAAGCTGTAAAAGGCTTCCGGGTGGTTAGTGTATCAAAAATTTATTAAGAAAGGGGGTTGAAAACTCCTATAAAAATATAAATCTATCCGGGCGTCTGATACACGCGCCCAAAATAAAAAAGCCGGCGTACTGCAAAACCGACTTTCTCTCATGAAACAAAAATATATTTAATAAGGAGTATTCTTATTATATCATTTTTCAAAGGAGTTACGGGGTTTTGAGTATCAGGGCGCAAGATTTACTTGATGAATTGCAAAAATTAGACATTGACATTAAGAGCCGAATGGATGAAATTAATGAACTAGAAGCCGGGCTACTATCAAGCCCTAAATTTCAGGCCGATAAAGTTTCAGGCGGTAAGGACCGGAAAGTTGATGATGTCTATACACAGTTGATTGTTATGAAAGAAGCTATAGAGCAAGACACGGCCGAAATTATTGATAGAAAACTAGAACTTGGTAGAATGATCAATAAATTAAAGGACCCTAAACAAAGGACCGTACTAAGGCTTACTTATATAGTCAAGAAACACGTGTTGGATATCTGTAACGATTTGGACGGTATTTCACTACCTACCTACTACCGTTTAAAGCGGTCCGCAATTTGTGAATTGAATAAAATCTTGAATGATAGTGAATGACATTCATTGTCAAGGCACGATTATATCAATGTGTTACAATGGTATTTGTCAAGTAATGGGGATAAATCAACGGCGATTTATCCTTTTTTTATTGTATTTTTATCAGAAAGGAGCCAAAAGAATTTGGGAATGACGGAAAGGCAAAAGATTTTTGCAGATCATTATATCATTTCATTAAATGCTACGGAAGCTTATAAAAAGGCTTATCCGAAAACAAAAAATGAAAGATCAGCACAAGCGAATGGAAGCCGGTTGCTATCAAATGATAAGGTAAAAGCCTATATAGATGAACAGCTTGAAAAACTAAAGTCGGAACGCGTCGCAGATCAGCAGGAAGTACTAGAATTTCTTACCGCTGTTATGCGTGGTGAAGTCACTGAACCGCTTTTGGTCCTAGATGGTGAAGGATATCAAAGAGTTGTGGAAGCAAAACCATCAGTAGCAACTAGACGGGCTTCAGCGGTTGACCTTGGTAAGCGTTACGGCTTATTTGTGGATAGGCAAGAAATCACTCAACGGGTGGTAGAAATTGAGCTGGGAAGCTGGGAAGATGAAGAAACCACAGATTAAAATAAAAATTACGAATCCCAGCCGTGTTTTCAATAAGCATATATACGACCACTTGACCGACTATGACACCTTCACGGAAATTCACTATGGCGGTGCTTCATCCGGGAAAAGTCATGGAGTTATTCAAAAGATAGTATTTAAGAGCCTTCAGCCTTGGAAACACCCAAGGAAGGTTCTTTTTTTGCGTAAAGTTGGTTCCAGCGTTTACGATTCGATTTTTGAAGACGTCAAACAATGCTTGGAAACGTGGGGCCTACTTGGTGCTTGTAAGGTTAATAATTCCGCTTACCGGATAGAGTTGCCAAACGGCGCCCAATTTATTTTCAAGGGGTTAGATAACCCGGAAAAAATTAAGTCTATCAAGGGGATCTCAGATGTAATCATGGAAGAAGCTTCAGAATTTACTTTAGATGATTACACACAATTAACGCTACGTTTGCGGGATAAGAAACACCCTAAGAAGCAGATCTATTTGATGTTTAACCCGGTATCTAAAGTTAATTGGGTTTATAACGCGTTCTTTGTGAAGAAGCCCAAAAATACCGTTATTTATCAAACGACATATAGGGATAACAGGTTTCTTGATGATCTCACAAAAGAAAACATTGAGGAACTAGCTAACCGGAATGAAGCTTATTACAAAATATACGCGCTGGGCGAGTTCGCAACGCTGGACAAGCTGGTATTTCCGAAGTATAAGAAGCAACTCTTAAACAAGGAAGAATTGAAACAATTCCCGTCCTATTTTGGCCTTGACTATGGTTTTATCAATGACCCCTCAGCCTTCATGCACATTAAAATTGATGATGAAAATAGGCGTCTTTATATCGTGGAAGAATATGTAAGAAAGGGCCTTACGAATGACAAGATAGCGGAAGCAATTGAAGCCCTTGGATATGCTAAAGAGATTATTAGGGCTGATAGCGCTGAAAAGAAATCTAATCAGGAATTAAGGAACCTAGACATTCCACGGGTAATTGATGTTATGAAAGGCCCCGGATCAGTTATGCAAGGGATTCAATACATACTTCAATATGAAATTATCGTGGATGAAAGATGTGTAAAGACTATTGAGGAATTAGAGAATTACACTTGGAAGAAAGACCGGGCAACTAATGAATACATTAATGAACCGGTGGACAGCTATAACCATTGTTTGGACGCTATGCGCTACGCTATCCAAGATAGAATTTTCCAAGCCAAGAAAGAATTAGACGTTAATAAGACGATTTCAAAAGTAAATCGCTTGTTTAGAAGGTAGGTAGAAAATGGATCATGTAAACGAATTTGAACACGGTTTAGATATTGAAGTAGGAAGTAGAAGCGATTCTTTACGCTTTGACAGTGCTTCTAATGAACCCTTTAGATATTCTTCTAGTGAAGCCTTGCTAGAAACCCCTGAAGGGAAGAAAGCCTTGGAGAATATGTTAGGCGTGTTCTTTGACAGTCAGAAAAAGCGCTTGCGCATTTTGGCTTCATACGCTAAAGGGGAAAACCATAGTATTTTATACGGGAAACGCCGGCTGGATAAAGAAAAAGCCGATTACCGGGTAAGGCACCGCTGGGGCGGTTATATTTCAAGCTTTGCTACTTCTTACGTTATCGGGAATCCGGTAACCGTGGGAGTGCTGGAAGGTGGAAACAAAGACCAACTTCAGGCCATTAAAGAAATTGAATGGAATAATGATATTAACGCCCTGAATAATGATCTAGCCTTTGACGCTTCAGTATATGGCCGGGCTTATGAGTATCACTTCCGGGACCGGGATAATATGGATCGGGTTGTTTTGATCAGTCCGCTTGAAATGTTTGTAATTCGTGATTTAACCGTAGAACAAAACATAATCGGGGCCGTCCACTTACCTATTTATAACGGTATGGTAAACATGACGGTGTACACCAAAGATCAGGTTATCACCTATAAACCTTTTGTCCATTATTCGCCTAGCCTTAAAGTGGATGAAATCACCAAACACAATTACAACGATATCCCGGTTGTTGAATGGTGGAACAATCGTTACAGAATGGGCGACTATGAGAGTGAAATCTCCCTGATTGACGCTTACGACGCTAGCGAATCAGACACCGCTAACTATATGAGTGATCTCAATGACGCCATGTTATTGATTAAGGGGGACTTGGAAGCTATCGGGGCAACGGCTGACAACGTGGCCAAGATGAAGGACGCAAATACGCTACTACTTCAAACAGGTATCAGCGCAACGGGTCAGCAAACGACAGCGGACGCCGGCTATATTTACAAACAATATGACGTAAGCGGAACGGAAGCTTATAAAAACCGTTTGGCGAATGACATTCACCGCTTCAGCCGTATTCCTAACCTAGATGATGATCGTTTCAATTCCACACAGTCCGGAATTGCCTTACTTTATAAGATGATTGGACTTGAGCAAGTCCGCAAAGACAAAGAAACATACTTTACTAAGGCTTTGCGCCGGCGTTATGAACTGATTAGTAACATTCATAAGGCTGTAAATGGCCCGGTAATCGAAGCGAACAAGCTGACCTTCACTTTTCACCCTAACATTCCGCAAGATGTATGGACTGAAATTAAGGCTTACATTGAAGCGGGCGGGGAAGTATCACAAGAAACCCTACTTAATAACGCAAGCTTTACCAATTATGAAACGGAAATTGACCGAATCAAGAAAGAAGAAGGCGCAAGCGATTTTGAAAGAACGAAAAGCGTAGGTGTGGCGGATGAATCTGAAGATAGCGGACAATAGGAGATACAACGCGGAAAGGAAAGCCCAGACCGCTTTGATGAAACGGGATTTAGAGCGAGAAAGAATCTTGGTTGAAATCTATCAGGAATCTTATAACCGCCTACAAGCCCAAATAGACCGCTTTTATATCAATTATGCCGGCCGTGAAGGCTTGACCAAACAAGAAGCCATGAAACGGGCTGACAGAATGGACGTTACTAAGTTCAACCGTAAAGCTTATAAAGCCGTAAAAGAAAAAGATTTCAGCTTAGCTACTAATGAATGGTTAAGAGTTTATAACTTAAAAATGAAAGTAAGCCGGCTGGAACTCTTAAAAGCTGAATTAGACTTGGAAATACAAAACCTGACAGCGGAAACTTATGAAATGTTTGATAAGGCCCGTAGGGATGAAATACTAAGCGAATTTAAGCGCCAAGCGGGGATTTTGGGTAATTCATCCAAGGGAGTGAAAAAGCGCCTAGAAGCGATTTTAGACGCTGATTTTTACGGTGAATCATTCTCTAATAGGGTTTGGGGTAAAACCGGATTACAGCAAACCTTACAAAAGGATGTTTTTGCTTCCTTGAACCGTATTTATACGGATATGATGGGTTATAAGCAGGAACGGGACAGGCTAGCTAAGAAATACGGCGCTAGCCGGTCAAGTGCTGAAAGGTTGATCAAGACGGAAATAGCCCGAATCAATGCGGACACACAAAAAGAAATGCTGGTGGCTGGTGAGTTCACACATTTCATTTTTGTAGCTGAGCCGGGAGCGTGTGAAATATGCGCCCCTTTGGATGGCAAGGCCTTCCCGGTTGATGAACTTGAAAAGGGCGTGAATATGTACCCAATGCACCCAAACTGTAGGTGTTCAGGCTATGGACATATTGAGCTAAAATATAAAAAAGGTGGTAGCACCTTAAACGATTTTAAACTAAATGAAGAAGATGAATAATGAAAGTAAAAGAGCTTGCTGAATTTGCAGAAGAAGGAACTTATTTTAACGTAACACACGGCGAAAAATGGCTGGATGGTGATTATCCGGTAGATTTTTTGGAATGTGAGTTAGAAATAAAAAATATTTTTGTTTCTTCATGTTCAACTATGATTGTTGAAACCTAAAAGAAGATGAAATTTAGAATTTCACCTTCTTTTTTCTTTGTCCAAACCGTGCTGAAGACGTTAAAAGTTGCATGAGTTCGGGGGGGTTGCCCGTAAAAGCGTAGAAAGGAGCCTACTAATGGCAGAAGATCAAAATACACAGGTTGTTGAACCACAATCACCGGAAATAGTTGAGGAACAAGCTAGCACTCCGACACAAGAAACCGAAAAGATGGTATCAGTGGCCGAAATGCAACGCCGTTTGAAATCCTTGGAAGAAAAACATTCCAAAGATACAGCGGACGCAATTTCTAAAGCCTTGGAGAAATACAAGGCAGAAAGCGAACTGACCGGCAAGGAATTGGAAGAATACCGCCGGAAAGAAGCTGAAGCAGAAAAGCAGGCTTTACTAGATAAGATCGCCGGTTTAGAGAAAGAACAAACCAAGCGAGAATTGACAGATGAAGCGATTAAAACACTTTCTAGCCGGAAACTTCCGGTAAATGATAAAGTGATTTCTTTTGTTGTTAAAGATACCGCTGAAGGTACTTTACAAGCTATTTCAGACCTTGAAAGCATTATCAGCGAGATCAAGGCTGAATATTCGCAATCGGAACCCCCTAAAGTTTCATCCGAACTTAACGGGACCGAAAGCACAGATAAAGGGGAAATTTTTAGAAGTTCCCGAATCATTAAATAACCTTAAAGGAGAATTTTAAAATATGACAGTACAAACTTTTAACCCGGATAAAGTATTGGTTTCAGAAAAGAAAGACGGAACTTTTACTAAGAAAATGACTGATATCATTATGAAGGACGTGGCAGAAAACTCCGTAGTAATGCAACTTGGTCAATATCATGAAATGGACGGTTTGCAAGAAAAAACCGTTTATGTCCAAACAGACGGGGTTTCAGCTTATTGGGTGAATGAAACCGAAAAAATCAAGACTGACAAACCTGAAGTCGTTCCGGTTACTCTTAAAGCTCACAAATTGGGTATTATCCTAGTTGCTTCCCGTGAAGCCCTTAATTATACATGGGAAAAATTCTTTGAAGACATGAAACCGCAGATCGTGGAAGCCTTCTATACTAAGATTGATGAAGCTGGACTTTTGGGCCATGAAACGCCTTTTGCAAATTCAGTTGCTAAGTCTGCTAAAGATTCTAGTCAGGTTGTTGTTGGACCAATCAACTATGAAAACCTTCTTAAATTGGAAGATAAGCTTTATGAAGCTGATATTAACCCTAATGCCTTTGTATCTAAGGTTCAAAACCGTTCTGCATTGCGTGAAAGCCGTGACGGTGATAAGAAATCAATTTACGACAAAGCAACTAATACCATTGATGGTATTACTACAGTTGATCTTAAATCAAAACAATTTAAGAAAGGCGACCTTTTGGCCGGTGATTTCAACAGCTTGATCTATGGTGTACCTTACAACATTAACTTCAAGATTTCTGAAGAAGGCCAAATTTCTACCATGAAAAATTCAGACGGTACACCAATTAACTTGTTTGAACAAGAAATGGTAGCGGTTCGCGTAACTATGGATATTGCTGTAATGGTTACTAAGGCAAATGCGTTTGCTAAATTGACAGCAACAGCCGAAAACGTCTAATTAGATTAGAAAGGGGTAGTCAATGGCTTATATTGTAACTAAAAATATCATTGATACCAAAGATAATAACCGCTTTTATGAAGTCGGTGACCTATACCCGCGCCCTGATTTTACTGTATCAGGCGCCCGAATTGCTGAATTAGTTGGTAAAGGTGTGATTATTGCGGAAGGTAAAGCGGAAGCACCAGCACCAGCACCGACTGAAGAAGTGGCACCGGCTGAAGAAGCTGAAGAAAAACCACTTGAAAAATTGAAAGTGGCAGAATTGAAAGAGTTACTAGAAAAATCAGGCGTAGAATATGAAGCGGACGCCAAAAAAGCGGATCTAGTAGCACTTGCCCAAACTATCGAAGGGGAATAAAAGCAGATGGAAGCGACCCAACTTGCAAAAATTAAACGTCGGTTGGGTATTGATCCGACTGACAATTTAGAAAATGATTTGTTGAGCGATCTAGTGGAAGACGCTGAAAGTTATTTCAAAGGCCTGACAGGCACGGCGGAAATAGCTAGTAAGTATAATTTCATGATCGAAAATGTGGTGTATAAGCTATACGGCCGGAAAGGTTCCGAGGGCGTAACGTCTGAAACGGTTGACGGTTATTCTGTTACCTATCAGGAATGGGATAACCTATTCAAACCATACATGGCCATTCTTAATAAAGATTTTGGCCTAGACGGTTCACAGCGTGAGCGTGGAAAGGTGTTTTTCCTATGAAGACACCAAACCGAATTACCTTAATTTGTGGGGGGCGTAAAAAGTACAATCCGGAAACGGATAAGTATGAAATGGAAGCGAGAAAGACAGTAACAGTCCCTTGCTTGGTTAATAAAGTCACTCAATTAAAGGTGTTTGAAAACTACGGGAACCGGACAGATATAGTCATTTCTTGCCGGTTTCAGAAAGAGCAAGCGCCTTTTAGTCAAGCCGTTTTTAACGGCGATACCTATGAACCTATTGAAGCGATTGACGCCCCAATAAAAGGGGCTGTACGCTTGAAAAAGGTAGGACCTAACAATGGTTAGTGTTAAATGGCACGGCTTGGAGAAGTTGACCATGACCATTTCAAACGCACACCCAAACGCCGTTAAGCTTTCTATAGCGGTCTTGAAAAATAACGGTGAACGTACTAAGGCAGTAGCAAAAAAGAAAGCCCCTGAAGACACGGGCTTTTTAAAAAATCATATTACTACTTCTTACCCCGGTATGGAAGCACATATTCACGCACAAGCCGGATATTCCGGATATCAGGAATATGGGACCCGGTTTCAACCGGGGACGCCATTCATGCGCCCGGCGGTTCAGGAAATTCAACCGCAATTTCAGGAAGACATGACCAACGTAATGAAAGGGGTGTTCAAATGACGCCAAACCATGAATTATTTAGATTAATTTATCAGTTGGCTGAAGCAAAAGCACCAACTTTTGATTTTTTACCGGAAGCTGGGACAAAGTACCCCTTTATTTACATAGGCGAAAATACGGCACAGGAAGCCCAAAATAACGACCTTTGGGGCACAGTGGGCCAAACGGTCCACATTTACGCTACAAGGGCACAACGGGCCATTTTGGACGATATTTCAGCCTATTTAGAAACGCTTGTCAAAAATATTTCCGGGAAGTGGGAATATAATTTAAACCACACTACTACAAACAAACAGATCATACCCGATAACACAGATGTCCAGCCATTGCTTCATGTGGTTTTGGACTTTTCTTTTACCTATACGAAAAAGGAGAAAAAATAACAAATGGCAGAATTAATTCAAGGAAAAGACTTTATCGCGTTTTTCCGACGTGTTAAAGATCAAAAGAAACAAGACGCCGGAAAAGTAAGATTCCAAACGGAATTAACTTTGAACGCTGAAAAAGAAGTAGAAACCACAAAAACAAAAGACGGAGTAGTTAACTCAGTTTCAGACGGTGAAACTTCAGGCGAATTTACTTCACTTGCTTACCGTGAAGATAAAGACACGGTCAATATGTGGAAAGAAATGCGCACTTGGTTCCGCAATACCGATAAAATTGAAGTTTGGATCGTGGACCTAGCAAGTAAGTTTGAAGAAGGTGGGAAGGAAAAATATGATGTGGAATATTACCAAGGATTTTTCAAAAACTTTGAAATTTCCGCGCCCGCTGATGATAAAGTAGAGCTTACTTATGAAATGGCTATTGATGGAAACGGCGTGATCAGTACTGACACACTCACAGAAAGCCAAAAATCAGCCATTAATAAGGCGCAATATGAATACCACACTTTGGCTAAAGAGGGCGAAGGTACAGGGTTACCAGCCTAATTTTTCAGGGGCTTTAAAAGCCCCTTATTTTTTTGGATTAAAAGGAGAAAAAAAGACATGATTTTAACTATCGGTGGAAAAGAATACACTTTACATTTTGGAATTGGTTTTTTGCGTGAGATGAACAAGCTTCATTCAGCGGAATTAGAAGGAATGAAAACCGGTTATGGCGCTATGACGCTATTCAATGCCGGGAAAGCCTTAAATGACCCTTTGGCCTTTATCGACGTGATCAAAGCCGGGACAGTTACGGAAGCGCAAAAGCCTTCAAATGAAGCTATTGAAAAATACCTTGAAGAACTATTCTTAAATGATCAGTATGACAAAGTTATTGAAGACTTGGTTAATGAGTTAAAAGCGTCACCCCTACTCAAAAAGGCCATGAACCTAGTAGAGTAGGGAACTCCGACCCGTCAAGTTCTAATTTTGGCTATGATGAAGCCCTAGCGCTCCTTATTGCCCGGCACGGTATGACCTTCCGGGAAGCAATGCGGACCACGCTAGAAGAATTTGAGATTTATAACATGGCCTACGCTATTCAGCAAGAAGATAAGCGCCTAAACTCCGCTATTCAGGCTTGGTTTAATCAATCTGTTAAAGCGCAAAAAGGCCGGGGCAAGTCAGCCCGTCCGGCGTTTAGGAATTTTGAAGAATTTTATAACCATAAAGAAGAATTCGACAGGATTTTCCAAAAAAATCAACCTACAGAAAAAACCGTACCGCCTAGAAAACTAGACATGGCGGAACGGAACAGATTAATAAATCAAACAAGGAAAGGAGGGATTTAATGGGAGCAGATTTTGACGTTACGGCCATACTGAAAGCGAATGTTTCAGACTTTAGAAGCGGTTTAAAAGAAGCCCAAAGCTCTTTGGAAAGCTTGCGGAATCAAACCGGGTCAAGTCTTGAAAAATTAAGCGGGACACTTCACGGCGTCGGTGATTCCATGATCAAGGTAGGGGCCGGAATGACAGCTGGTTTCACATTGCCGGTAGTTGGTGCTATTGGTGGAGTGGTCAAGTCGTTCGCAAGTCTAGAACAGGCCGTAGGTGGTATTGAAACCATGTTTAAAGGTTCCGCTGATACTGTTATCAAGAACTCAGAAACAGCATACAAGCGGGCCGGCGTTTCCGGCGTGAAATATATGGAGCAAGTCACTTCATTTAGTGCTAGCTTGCTTCAGGGACTTGGTGGTGACACGGCACAGGCCGCCAAATATGCGGATATGGCTATAGTTGATATGTCTGATAATGCGAACAAGTTCGGTACTAACATTTCAGACATTCAAAACGCTTACCAAGGTTTTGCAAAAGATAACTATACCATGCTTGATAACTTGAAACTTGGTTATGGTGGTACACAGGAAGAAATGGCCCGGCTGGTTAATGAATCCGGCGTAATGGGTGACAGCTTCAAGGCTACGGCTAAAAACGTGAAAGACATTCCGTTTGATAAGTTAATTCAAGCTATCCACGTTACACAAGAGCGCCTAGGAGTAACCGGAACCACAGCAAAAGAAGCGAGTGAAACAGTTTCCGGATCTTTTGAAGCTATGAAAGCTTCAGCCCAAAACCTTGTGGCCGGCCTTGGTCAGAAAAACGCTGATATAAAAGGCCTAATGCAAAACTTAAAAGATACAATTATCAACTTTAAAAATAACATTGTACGGGTATTAGGTACTATTTGGGATAACTTACCACTTTCACCGCTTCAAAAATGGGTGGGAGCCTTCACCGTAGCAATCGGGCCTATTATGACAGTAGTAGGAACGGTTACAAAGGTAGTAGGGACCATTGTAGGGGTAGTAAGTAAGGTTTCAGGCGCTATTTCAAGCCTGATCGCTGGTTTTCAAAGTGCTACCGCTGGGGGATCAGCTATTTCCGGCGTTTTTGGTTCAATCGGTACCGCTATAGGTTCCATTACCGCCCCGGTTTGGGCTGTAATTGGTGTTATTGCGCTATTTGTGGCCGGTTTAGTGGGTCTTTATAAGTCTAGTGAGGAATTTAGGGACAAGGTTAACTCGGCCTTTCAGGCTGTTTATAAAGCCGTATCAAGCGCCATTAATGAAGTAGTGAATTTTGTAAAACAGATTTTCGGAACTCTTATTTCTTGGTGGAATGAGAATCACCAGCTTATTCTTCAGACGGCTGAAACCGTATGGAACGCTATTAAGTCAGTAGTTGAAACGATTGTAAACGCCATTGCCCCAATTATTGAAGCCGGATGGAACGCTATAGTTCCGATTGTAACAACGGTTTGGGATTTAATCAAGAACGTAGTTGAAACCGGATTGAATGTAATTCTTGAAATTATCAAATTAGTAATGCAGATCATTAACGGCGATTGGTCCGGGGCGTGGGAAACTATCCAAAATATTGCCTTGACGATTTGGGAAGGTATTAAAACAGCGATAGGAATTGCTATTGAAGGCCTTACCCAAATTATTCAAACGGGGTTAGAACTTCTTAACCAAATTTGGACCACAATTTGGAATACTATAATGGCGGTTGTCAGCCCTATTTGGGAATTTATTTGTAATCTTGTTAGCACTTCAATTCAGTTCGTAAGCGACACTATCAATAATGTTCTTACATTTATTTCAGAAACTTGGAATACTGTTTGGACCACTATTTCTGATTTTTTAAGTAATACTTGGACCGCTATTTCTGGCACAGTTTCAACTTTCATTAATGAAGTTTGGCAAACTATTCAGAATGTACTAAATACGATTTCAGAAACATGGAATAATATTTGGACAGCGGTAAAAGATAAAGCTATAGAAATTTGGGAAGGTATTAAAAGCTTTCTTTCCGACACAATGAACAATATTTACAGCACTATTTCAGAAATTTGGAATAATATAACTTCATTCGTTTCTAATACAATGAGTGAAATTTCTTCAAGAATTTCTAGCGTGTGGAATGATATAGTTTCTTCAATTACCGGATTTATGAATGACATTTTCAGTTCTATTCAAAAGGGATGGAACGACGCAGTAAATGCGGTAGCTGAAGCGGGCGGAAAGATTGTTGAAAAGGTAAAAACAGCATTTTCAGACGCTATTTCAGGCGCTAAAGATTTTGCAGGTAAAGCCATTGACGTTGGTAAAGATCTTATAATGGGATTTGTTGACGGTGTTAAAAATTGCGCTAAAAAACTAATTGATGCCGTCGGTGGTGTGATCGGTGACGCTATTGATTGGGCCAAAGGTTTGCTAGGTATTAAATCACCTTCACGTTTATTCCGGAAATTCGGGGTATATACTGACCAAGGTTTTATACTTGGTGTTGACAGCAAGGCTGAACAAGTAGCGAAATCAGTAGGAAACATGGCGCAAGGCGCTATTAATGCCTTTACTGATAAGGACCTATCAGGAACATTCCAAGATGAATTAAGTTCCGTGGATGGAGCGCTAGGAAGCCTTACCGCTTATGATCCAAACGTTAACTTTGAAGGTGGTAGCCTGACAGTCGGACAACAGCCGGCAGATATTACCCTAAAACTTGGTAATACAGCTTATAGAGCCTTTACAAACGATATTACAAATGAACAAGAAATGGAATTAATTTTAGATAGTTATTAGAAAGGGTGATGAAGTATGTATAACTACGCTAATCTGAAGAAATTAGATCAAGCCGTTACAGCTTTAGAGCCTAGCGACAATCTAATTATTAACGGTCAGCCCCTCAATAATTTAATTGAGGGGTACCGCCATTTAACAGTTTCAGGCCGTGGCCTATTGGGCCGGAATGTTTCAACTACAAACATTACAGGCCGGCGCGGTGTTTGGGTGGATGATTATGAGGATGAAGAACGCACCCTAGAAATCAAATACCAGCTTAAAGCGGACACCAGCGCCCAAATGCGGGACAAGTTCGCTAAACTAAATAAAATTTTAAGGACACACGCCCAAAGCGGGTTCCTTGAAATTACTTTTAAGGATGAACCGGAATATATTTACTATGGTTATTTCAACGGAGCAGATAGCTTTGAAGAAACCAATCTAAGTATAGTTAGTAAGTTTAGTTTACTAATTCCGGATGGATATAAGAAGAAACAGCCCCAAACTTCAACAGGGCCTATTTCCCTTATTGACGCCGTGGAAGTCTTGCCGGAATCAATCACAGTCACACCGTCAAAAACCACTGACCGGGTGCAGATTGTGAACGGGTCTAAAATTATTTCTTTTTCGGGGAGCTATGCGCCCGGTCAAGATATTGTAATTTCTTTTGATCCGGATGAAGTTCGGGCAACTTATGGAAATCGGAATATTTTGAGTGAATTAGACCGATTCAGTCCGCTGGAATTGTTTAAAGTACGGGACGGTGACACAATCACCGCAGTAAATGCAGTAGTAAAAAAAGTAGTTTGGAGGGATGAAAGAGCGTGATTTATTTATTTGATAAAGAAGAACAGCTTATCAAAGTAGTGAGAAGAAACGCTATCAAGTCAGCACTTCAGAAATACGCACTTACTACCGAAAACTACGTTTCTGATCGCTTGACGGTTGAAATGAAGGCGTTAAATGATGATGAATTTGAAAAGGTGGAGTATATGGCCATTCAATCAATGGAAGATACACACCTTTTTCATTATTTTTATATCGCCCAAAAATCAACTAAAGGGGAAATTTCCACGTTTACCGGTGTTCAATCCGGTATAGAAGAACTACGAAAAACCCCGGTATTTGATAAACGCCCTAAAAATACACCAGCTAAACCGGTAATTAATGAACTCTTACAGGGTACGAATTGGCAGGCCCGTTTTGTTGCTGACACCACAAACCACAGCACGAATTTCTACTATACTTCAGTCTTTGACGCCCTGAAAAAAATCTGTAAGGTTTGGGGCTTGGAAATGCAGTTCTTTGTTGAAATGAACAGCAACGGCCTAGGCGCCCGGTACATTGATTTTAAAAAGAAAATCGGTGAAGCCGTAGGGAAACGGGTAGTCTATGGCCATAATGCGCTGGAAATTTTGAAGGAAGTAGAAAGAACCAACATTTTCACGGCCTTGATTGGACGCGGAAAAGGCGAACAGGTTTCAAGCGCTGAAGAAAGCGGGAAAGGTGGGGACGGTTACGGCCGAAAAATCACCTTCGAAGATGTGGTTTGGTCCAAAGCTAAAGGGGACCCGCTGGATAAACCAAAAGGGCAAAAATACCTAGAAATTCCGGAAATGACTAAGGTTTACGGGATCAAAAATTCAGATGGTACCATGAGGCCTAAGATCGGGTTTACCGATTTTAATGAGGAAGAAGACCCGAATGAATTGATTAAGTTGACTTACCAAACCTTGATTAATTCAGCCCGCCCACAATTAACCTTGAAAACTTCAAGCGTTTATTTACGGGGTGTGAAGATCGGGGACACTATCCGGGTAGTCCGACATGATAAGAAGCTAGACTATGATACACGAATTTTTGAAATTACTTTCAACCGTTTAAATAATCAGTCTAGTGATATCAAGTTAGGGGATCAGATCGGTGAAAGTTCATCTTCCAAGGTTCAGGCCGTAGCTGATAAAGCCGTAGAAGAATTTATCAATAACGAATTTAATAGCTTTATTGAAAACTTGCCGGACTTTATCAAGACGGCGGACGGTTATAACACGAATTGGTATAGTACCGAAGATCCGGTTAAAAAATACCCTAAAAAAGTATTGATTAATGATATTTGGTACAAACCTGATCCGGAACATGAAGGCCATAAAATCATGTTACGCTGGACCGGGGAAGTTTGGGAAGAAATTCTAAGGACTTACAATGAAGTTAGTCTAAGGGAAAAAATTGATCAGAAATTCAATGAGCTAAAACAGGCTATGGACCAACAAAGCGTAAAGACCGAACAACAGATCAATGACGCTTTGAATAAATCCGGGCTTGGTAAGCTTGCGGACGACGCTAAAAAAATAGCGGAGCAAGCGAAAGGTGAACTTGAAACGATCAAACAGCAAAACCAGACGGCCCAAAATGAGCTAACTACTTTCAAAACAAAGGTTCAGGCAGATTTAGACGGCAAACCAAGCAAAGCGGAAGTGACTGAACTGATTGACGGGGTGAAGGAACAATTTACAACAAATATTGGTTTAAGAAACTACGTTTTAGGCACCAAAACCCCCGTAAATGCTGGTAATGTTGTAAAACTTTACACGTTTTCTAAAGATTCTCACGGCTGGGGGACAGATCAAAAGTTAAGACTTTCTTTTGATTATCAGGCTGAAGACGCTGTAAAGAGATTCCGAATTAACCGGGTAGTAAGATACAAAAACGGTCAATTGCAATGGGATTATGCAATGAATAACCTTACCACAGGTAAACCATTCATTGATGTTTCCGGTGAGAAGTCCGGGAAGTATTCGGAGCCGTTTATTTGGAAAGGTTACACCAAGGGGAACCCTGAAGATATTGAAAGTATTGAGTTTTATTTAAACCTTGATGAAGGCAGTGGTAACGTACAGATTAAAAATTTGATTGTTTCCGCTGGAACTAATGAAACTGATTGGGTACCCGCCCCGGAAGATCAAGAATATTTAGTAACACAGGCACAAGCTGAATTTGAAAGAACAGCGCAAGGCCTAAAGACTAAATTAGACACGATTTCTACAAACTTTAACCCGGACGGCACAACTTCAGAAAAATTTAACCGCTTTTTGGAAACTAAAACCGCTGAAGGTATCAGCCGGGAACGTGCTGAATTTGGGAAAAACTACGTTGCAAAAAATACTTATAATGAAAAAATTAGTGAGATTGAACAGAAGTTTAACCAAACAGATGGGCAATTATCACAGTTTGCGACTTATAAGAACGGGCTAGATGGTCAGTATGCGACAATCACGCGGGAGCTTTCAGACAATAAGCGGGCTTATAGTGATTTTGTCCGGACGTCGGATGTATTCGTTCAGGCCTTTGGTACCGTAGGGAGTGAAATAGCTAGCAATATTTCCCGGATGGTTTTGAATGATCAAATTTTTCAAACGGAAGTTGGAAAATATGTAACGGATGATAATAATCTGATTGTTAATTCAATGACTATGGCGACTAATACGCTTGTTAACGCAAGCAGAAACGGCGTAGAAGTTACCCTAAATGATGGAGTTTTTAGTATTAAGGCGCAAGGTTTAACCGGTTTTAACTTCACCGGCTTTTCATTGCCTATCTATGTCAAGAAAATTTATCGCGGTGAAACCTATACCCTAGGTTTCAAATACCGCTTTAAAGAATACCCGGATCATGCGTTTGCCTTTAATGTGAAAAATCACAAATTAAACAAGATTTTGTTAAACGCTGATATTGGCAAGAATAGACCGCCACTTAATGAGTGGCAGGAATTTCAACAAACTTTCACAGTTAGGGAAGATTTTCTTTTCGGAGAAGATCGTAATTTTCCTTTTTATATTTACCTTGTTAAAAACGGCTGGGTAGAATTTAAGGAACCTATTTTAGTAAGAGGAAGCAGAACCGGCCCTTACAAGCCAAGTCAATTTGACGACGCCTATAAGTCAAGTGATGAAGCTAAAGAACTAGCTAGTAATGCACAGGCTAAAGCAATTCAAATTGCGCAAGGTGTGGAAGCAGTTCGGACACAAGTAACACAGCTAAATAATAGCTGGTCAGTCCGGAACCTAAGCAGCGCCGGGGACGTGCTGGGGCAATTAAATTTGAACCCGGACGGCTCAATAAAAATTAATGAAGGTTTGCTTTCAATCGGAGAAAAAACCTATATTAAAGACGGTGTTATTAAAAAATCCATGATCGGAAACGCCCAAATTGACACGGCCCACATTAAGGAAATTGACGCTTCACAAGCTAACATTTTCAATCTAAATGTTAATAATATCAACGGTTTAAACGCTGAATTTATTAAAGCTAAGATTGAATATGCCTTGGTGGATTGGTTGAGGGGAAAAACGATTTCAGCCATTAATGATAAAACCGTGTTTAACCTGAATGATGGCCGTTTAGCTTTTCATGATAATAATACCGGCGTTTATCGGGAAGAACCGGGGGCGTCAAGTCAAGGTGTTTTCTTCAGGAATGATGATATCCGTATAGATGGCTATCACCGTATTAATTCAAAAGTCATTATTGGGGCGGATCGTCGTGATAATGATATTTTTCGCAATTGGAATCGCGGTGGATTTAACGGAATGGTCGTGGACACAATTCGGGGAGTTGGTACGGAAGCCCACGACAACGCCGATAAAGTAACCTTTGTAGGGGACCGGTTTAACTTCACCCACTCTTACGATTACGACCCTAACACTAATTCCAACCCTTACGGCTGGAAAATGACAACGTGGGGAACCGCAACTATAGCGCCGTTCGGGACAAACGGAAGAAACACCAATATACAAGCCGGCGATTTTCTACTAATCAACAACGGAAATAACGGCGTATGGTTAAGGCAAGTTTTGCGAACTTTAAGAACAGCGTTACAGCATTTTGTAAATGCTGGGTTTGTAACAGATACTTTTACAGTACCTAAAGCCGGATCACAAATGCAAGTAGCTTTACACAGTTCTATCAGAAATGCAGTCGCTAACTCTTTAAGGGACTTTGATAAGCTGGGGATTTAAGAAAGGAAAATCAATGAACGAAGATTTTTATAATAGTGTACATTTTGAACTAGCTTCAGAAATTGGGCAAAAAGCGGTAATTATTGCGACGCTTCAAGCGCAACTAAAAAAATGCCGTGAATATACCCAAACACTTGAAGGCGAGAAACAAGACCTTCAGAAAGTTAAAGATGAATTACAGGCAGATTTTGAAGCCCTTCAGAAAGAAAAAGAAGAACTTCAAAACCAACTCAATGAATTAAAAGTAGAAGGAGCTGAATAATGCGAACTTATGCAGTAGTAGGGAAATACCCGGTATATGATGAAGATGGAAAAATCACACACACAGATATCTCTTTAAATGCAACTAGTGGGGGCTTTGATAGCTTCACCCAGCGAGTGGCCGGGGATCACCGGAATAAGCCGGACACTGAAGCGATCGAGCTTGCTAAAGACGCTTACTTTAAATCCGAATACGCTGAAAAAGCAATGTCTGAAAGCGTACAGGAAATTGACAACTTGAAAGTCAAAGCTAAGGAACGAGATTTAAAAGTACAGGCGCAGAAAGAACAGCTTGAAACCATTAATAAGCTAGTTGAAAACAACGCTAAATTGACACACGTTTCAATTTTAAATGCTGTAATGTCCAAAAATATCACTTATGGAACTATCTATAAACAGTATATGGACCTTTTGCCTATTGCTAAAACCGGCGATACTTTCCAAACAGATGATTTATTTGTATTGGAAGATCCTAGCCATGAAGAAGTGGACGGGGAAGGAATTAAGATTTTAATTCAGGCCCAAAAAGCTTTTACCTATAATGGCGAACCAATCAGCGAATTTATGAAAGGTGGCAAGCTGGAACTAGGTACAGCAACAGCATGGCCTTTTGTTGGAAAGGAATAAGGGTGACTTGTGGAAGTAATTGAACCGGATGGAATTTTTGGAATTTTTGAGGTGGTTAAGGACTTCTACGCCCACGGGATTGATGAACATTTTATAGTTTTCGCTTTAATGCTGATCGTGGCCCTTGATATTGTTTTAGGAGTATCAAGGGCGTGGGCTTACCACGACTTTTCTAGCCGTAAATGGCGGAAAGGTTTAGTCAGTCATACAGCTATGATCCTGATAACGGCGATCGGGTACCCGTTCGCCTTATATATGAATTTGGCACCCATTGTGGACACTTTTATAATGGCCATGATGGCGGCCTATGGGTCTAGTATTTTAGCTAGTTTGTCAGCGCTGGGCGTAGAAATTCCGGGCCTTGATCATTTTGTTAAACAAAATATAGATCACGAAAAATTTCAACTCAAAGAAGGGCTAGAAGAACCTAAAAAATTAATTAAAAAAACAAAGGAGAAAAAGAAATGAATCAAATTACTGATATTGTTGTAAGCGGGGCTATGAGTATTCTAGTAGTGTTAGTTGGTATTGTGGTTAATTCCGTCAAACAGTACCTTCTAACCCGTGGCGGGAAGAAAGCACTTGAAACCGCTGAAATCCTAGCTAAAAACGCCGTACAGGCTACCGAACAAGTAGCCGATAAATTGGACATTCACGGCGCTGAAAAGCTAGAACACGCTAAAACAAGCCTTATTGAAGGCCTTGAAGCTTATAACATTTATTTAACCAATGATCAGTTAAATACATTTATTGAATCCGCTGTAAAAACAGCGAACGACGCTTGGAAAAAATAATAGGGGCTTTAAAAATGGATAAAATTCAACTATTTCAAAATGAGGTGTTAGGCTACGGCTTTGATATTGATGGATCTTACGGGTGGCAATGCTGGGACGGTTACGCTAAATATTGTATTTGGCTAAGCCTTCCATTCGCAAACTGTACCAATTCCGGCTATGTGAAAGATATTTGGGAACAGCGTTATAGTAACGGTATTTTAGACTACTTTGACGAAGTGGAAAAATTAGAAGGCAGTGAAGTTTGTATTTTCACAGAAAACGAATGGACGCCGGTTTCTCACGTTGCTATTTTTGTAGCAGATATCGACGGAAACCAAGGCTGGTTCCTTGGTCAAAACCAAGGCGGAACACCAGGGCCAAATGGCGGGGGTGCTTTCAACCTTGTGGCCTTCCCTTATTCCGCTTTATATCCTACGGCCTTCCGCCCTAAAGGCGAACCGCTTCCGAAAGAAGAACTCAAAGAGATCGTTACGGAAGTCATGGAAAGCCATGAAGTACCATTCTTCCCTGAAGAAGCTACTTTCACAGTGGGAGATAGCCCTATCAATGTCCGCCGTTACCCTGATTTAACCGGTGAAATTGTGGCAACTTACCAACCGGGCGAAAAGGTTCACTACGATTCTAAGGGATCAAATGCAGGCTATCGCTGGATCTCTTATGTGGGAGCTTCCGGAAACCGTAATTATATGGCTATCGGTCCCGTGGATGAAGCCGGCAACCGTACCGACTTGTGGGGTATGCTGGAATGATGGGAACAAATTCTACAAACTTGAAGCAAACCAAAGGCGGGGAAGTCGTAAAGCAAGGTGATTTTGGCTCAGTTTTTGAATTTGAATTACTTGATTATGATAACAAGCACATTGAAAGCCTAGACGGTCAAAACGCTAAAGTAAAACTGGCCGGATCAAAAGGAAAACTAGTGATTGAAACCACAGTTACAGGGTCCAAGGTGAATTTTAACATTTCAAAAATTTTGCCGGTGGGAGTTTATCAACTTGAAATTGAAACCGGGGACTATGTTTTTCCAAGCGATCAAAGCGCTAAAATTGACGTTATTCAGTCGGTTGAAAACTATCAAGCGCCTGAAGTCGTAGAACTAGGAAAAGTCAATATTCAACACGAAATTTCTGAATACTTGACCATTCACCCCGTGGATATTTCTGAAGCTGTTAAACGTTATTTAGAAAGTCACCCTATTCAGTCCTATAATGATAGCGCCCTAGTCCAGCGAATTGAAGCGCTGGAAGCTAGACCAGCCGGGCAAGCGGTGGACCTAAGTACCTACCTGACTTCAGATTTTGCTTATCAAACTTTCGTCAACTATACGGCGCTTCAAAGCCAAATGACGGAAACCATTAAGAACAAGCATTTAGAACTAGGCTTGGACGTCTTAATAGATACCAAACTAGCGAATGGCGGGGACCCGTTCCAAACTTTGAGCAAGGCAAAGGAAACCTTTGTTACAAAGGAAGAATTAACAAGTTTAATCTCCCGGATCGAAGCCCTAGAAAATAAAAACCAATAACGGTTAACCCCTTCCAAATGGGAGGGGGTTTTTTTTTTTCCGTTATAAATGAAATTTTTAAAAAAGTATATTTAAATA